CGTCATGCTGGTCCGCAATATTTGTGGCGGACTACTGCTGATTATTATTACGAAAGTAGGAAAGATTAATGGCTGAAATATTAAATGACTACAACTTTAAAGATGTAGGCAGAGGAAGCCGATACCCATATGACGAATGGTTTGATGGGCAGATATGGAAACTCACACATCTTGTTGACTTTGATTGTCAACCTTCAAGTCTCCGTCAGGCTTTTTATGCAGCGGCAAGACGAAAAGATTTGAAGATAAAAGTGTCTTTATTGTCTAACAATGATGTTGTTGTTCAACGGATAGATTGATGGAATACTTTTCGATAGACCCACCCGACGACCCATATGCAGATTTAAGTGACGAAGAGTATGAAGAAATGCTCGAAGCTAAAGAGATTGCTGAGTCACTTTATTGGGATCGCCGCATTGATGAGGCCCGAGGGAACTGATAGACTGCACGTAGAAAGGGAGAACGATGAGTCTTGCAGAGCTAGTCCTTCGTGATTTTGTACGTGTACCTGAACCTAAGCCAACTGCTGATGGTTCATTCCTTAGAATTTCTAGCATCACTTCATGTGATAGGAAACAAATCTTTGATGGGTTTCAACTGCCTGTCAGATATGTAGGGGATGAAGCAATCAATGGTTTCGTAGCAAGGGAAATAGGTAACACCTTGCACGATTGCATTCAGGATGCATTTGCTACAGATCAGGATGCAATCAGAAACTTTGAGTGTGAAGTACCGGTAAGTATTCCATACGCTTTAACTTCTGGTCACACTGACGGTGTGTATACAGCACCTAGTGGAGAGCGTCGTATCTTAGAGATTAAAACGATGCGTAACTACGGGTTTCGTAAAGCACGTAAAGAGAACATGCCTAAAGAAGAGCATTTGTTTCAAGCAACTGCTTACGCTTTGGCTCTCGATGTCCATTACATCCACATGGTGTATGTCTGTACTGATGCTACGCCGGGTAGATGGAAGGACTCTGCTAAAGCTGGTGACATGTATGAATGGGTGTTCAACATTCACGATGAGATCAGTGATACAGGCGCATCATTAATTCAGATGACGACATATTTCTTGGAACAACACAAGAACATGGCGCAAAATGTTTTAGATACTGGTGTGCTACCGGCAGGTTTATTGAGTTCTTGGAGCGGAACCTTCCAGTCAGAGGAAGAGTTGCCTTGGGAATGTAAGTACTGCCCCCACCTAGAGGTATGTCCAACTGTGTCTTATGTCGAAGATGTATTACAAATTAAGGAGAGCTATGACTCAACTAACTAAGCTAGCCGTACCCTTCCCTGACAAGTTCATCGAAACTAAGCCGGGGAAATTTGCAGCAGCTTATGTTCCGCACGGGATAGTTACACAATTTCTCTTAGGGATTTTAGGAGCTTATGATTTTTCTATTGATGACGTTATTAGGGATGCTGATGGTACTGTCACTGGCTGCCTTTGTACTCTTACTGTTGATGTTGACGGACGAACTACCTCGATACAAGAGGTTGGTGAGTGCGAAAATCCAAACAATTGGAAGACAGACGGAGCACGTTTGAAAGCGTGTGCATCTGATGGAATTAAAAGATGTGCAATGAGATTGGGCTTAGGTCTACATCTCTGGCATAAACATGATGGGAACTATGTTCTCGCAAATATTCTTAGCAAAAGAGAGGAAGATAAGGATGAGTAATATTTCCATTGCTGGCAACGTCGGCTCGGATCTTACTCTGCGTTACGGTAAGTCTGGTAACGCATTCGTTACTGTGCCTGTGGCTGTGACCACGGGTCGTGACGACACTAAAGAAACCCACTGGTTCGATGTGAAATGCTTTGGCGATTTAGCTGAACGCATCTCTGAAATACCTAAAGGTTCTCGTGTGATGTTCATCGGACGTATGAAACAAGACGAGTGGGAAAATAAAGAAGGTGAGAAGCGCACCAAACTTTGTCTGTATGCAGACGAAGGCGGACCATCTTGGCGCTGGTATCCAAAGGGTAATGATCGTGATAGTGTTGCGAAAGAGGCAGTGAAAACTGTCCAAGACGCATTCGCTGACGATCAGGAACCCTTCTAATGGAAGAAGAAAGCATCATGGTGCCCGTATTATCAGAGGCTCTACGGATTATCACTGTAGTTGTGCCTACTGAATTTGCAGATCGCTTAGAACTACAATCTTTACGGATGGTAGAAGCATTTGAAAATCATCCATCAGGAATGTTGGATGACAACAACAAACTTATGCAAGCGGAATCGTACATACTGCAAACAGCAATCAATAGTTATTTAGATATGATCGAAGACGATCCTGAAATGTATTTGCCTAGACAATCTGGGGCTGATGAGTAAATCCAAACAGAAGGGGACAGCTTGGGAAACTGAATGCGTCAGGTTTCTCGAAAGCTATACAAAGCATGAATTCATGCGGTTGCCCCTGACTGGGACAAAGGACGTAGGGGATATCCGATGCCTTGACCTACCTGAATTTGTATTTGAATGCAAAAACAGGAAGGATGCCCTCTCGTCCTTGTCTCAAATTATGAAAGAAACAGAGCAAGAACGGATTAATGCTGATGCTACATTCGCTGCTGCTCTAGTTAAACGACGCAACTTTGGGACCGGCGGTGCATATGTAGTAATGGAAATGCATACATTTGCACAGCTAATAAAGGAGAGAATGAATGGGCGAGGTAGTGTATCTCAACCAAGAGTTCAAGGATCTGACAACGATGTTGAATCATTGGTGGAAGGAACTTGAACGTAAACCTTTCGGTGTTAAACCAGCCCGCATTCGGCATCTTGTCGAGACTGCACATAGCGCAGGGTGGACAGTCCATGAATGTTACGAAGCTCTACAAATCACATGGGGTTTCTCAGAGGGAGCTTTCGAGACAGCGTTGCGGCGCATCGCTGACGAGAAAGCGGTAGCGCAGCAGGACCAGCGTGCTTCTATCGTTGCAAGTATTGAAGTTACTCGTAAGAAATTAGATGAAATGACAGAGGAATCGTTGAGTCTTGAAGAGAATATTAAGCGGCTCCGAGAGCTACGCCAGACTTTAAAATAAGGTCAGGGTGCCTCGGAGTTTCCTCTCCTTTCGCCGGGGCACCCTACCTACCACTATCCGTGGTAAAATAAATGGGACATCGTGATTGGAGAATAGCGATGGATGTAAAAGTTAAAGAGATAGCTGCACAAATAGGACCCGGCTTGAATGTCCAAGGATATGCCGTGATATGTGACAGCCAGATCCGTGATTGGTTTCGCAGTAAAGAAGAAGCCCAGCGGGTAGCTGAACTATTTAAGGATGATGCTTCTAATCCAGAAGATTACTAATGAAGATCGACGACCTTGGGCACACCGTTTGGGAGCGCAAGGATTTTACCAAGCACGGGTACATCGCTACTTATTTGCTTGGTAAATGTCGATGTAAAGTTTGCAAGAATCGGTTTAAGAATTGGGTAGCTGAACCGGAACACAAGTTGCCTGCTCGTTATAATCTTTAAACCACTTCAGGTCTAACAGGCGTGGATGATAAACGTTCACGACAATACGACATGCAACGTTTGCATTGGTATGTCTGGTAGACCATCGTTCTTGTTTTTCTTGTTCCTCTTTTTTGGAGTTCGTTACCTCCGCAAGTAGGACAGCCGAATGATGTTCCATCTATTACATTCCTATTCGGATGGCTGGTAGCCCACGGTCGTAACCGTTCGTAGACATCGACCAATAAATCCACATCTTGTTTGGCGTACTTCTTCATAGTTGCCCATGCTTTAGCGTCACCCTTCATGCAACCTGCCCATGTTTGGAAGCCTCCCGTTGCTTCTTTATTCCCTAGACCTAGATGCTCACCGAGATGTCCAAGTCTATTGCTATTAAATTTAAAATAGCGTCGAGCTATTTTTAAAGTGTCAACCGTTTGGTAATGAGAAGGTGGACCTAACCCATGTGAAACGAATCGAGCGTTTGCCTTCTTAATATCAAAGGCATCAGAGTTGTGCCCGATCACTATGTCTGCTGCGTCTAATAGTTCCCACAATTTTTTAGTGACATAAAGATCATTTTCTGGATCATTGTCATAAAGTTTGAAATCCGTTAAAGAAACAACATGCGTTTTCTTTTCGTCTTCCCATTTGTAAGAGAAGCACAGCATGTACCACTCGTTAACGTGTTCGATCACGTCTTGCTGATATTGTCCCCACACATAGCTAAGATTTGGTGCGGTTTCAATGTCAAAGAACAGAGTCTTAGCCATAGCTCCCTAATTAGGTACAGTTAATAACCTAATTAATAGAGTACCTTCCCACCAGCCACCGTCGTCGGATAGACGTTCGGGTTGCATTTCTAATCTTTCAATGGTCACTGTATCTGTGCGGTCACCTTCTTTATAAGTGATCGCTTCACCTCTGTCCATTAATGTGCGAAGGTTATCGAAGGTTGCTTTAGCTGCAAGAGTTTTGTTTATGCCAGAGCCTCGCGCTGTTCTTACTTCTCGTTTTAAAAAGATAGGAAGAATAATTTCGTCTATGCGAGGTGGCACAGCGACAGCAGTTAGCTGCCAGTCATGGCAAATAGGTGCGACAGTCGTAGATGTAGCTGACCTTTCCAATTCAACAGTTAAATCATAAGAGATTGCTGTCAACTCATCAGTTGGGAACACAAATGTAGCTGCGTTCCCTGTTGTTAGAGAACCTGTTGAACTAGGAATGTAAGCAGAAGTGTTCTGTCGATTAACTGCTTTAAGTCGTATCTTTCCTGCGGCAGTTGTTGTTTCTTCACCCAATGTGTAGGTGTTATCCCCGTCTGTGTAGTCAGTACCTGATTCACGATACGGTGTTTTAGATCGCTCATATTGTGAACGGTCAAGGTCGATGACACCTGACCGTAACAGCTTCGGAACTACCGTTGACCACGTACATTCTCCTGCGATTAGTTCTCCAGAAGATACCTTCACTCCGGTATAACTTTCTTTATAAAGGACACCAGCCCCTGAAGCTTTGTTTACAGCAAGGAATAGCTTCGGGTCAGAAGAGTTATTTAAACGAGCTAAAGAAACTACCTTGTCTCCTGCCGCTACTGTGCCTGACATTTGTAGATCTGATGCGTAAGCAGGAACAAGTATCTCTGTGAACTTGGATAGATCTGCACGGTAAACCTGTGCGTTGTCTGCTCCAAACCAAATGAATCTGCCATCAGCTTCAAGAGAATAAACTTCTCCCGCTGTGTCAATCGCTGGCCCTAAGGTAAGACCTGATGAGCTTTGATCGATTAAAGCTAACCGGAAACCCACACTTGTAGCTACACCTATAAGACCTGCATAAGAAATAATTGCGTTAATGGTTTCGTTCCGAGGTAAGGAAGCAGCGATAGTTGGGGTACGCAATGTCCCGTCAGCGTTGTTAACTCCTATGTAGTAGAGAGCGCCTGTGTTGTCAGCGTTAGCTGCCGCATAGATACCATTGGAAGCTGCTGTTACTGCGACCCATGTTGTTGATGAAAGCGAAAACGAAAAATCTAATGAGGATGAAACCTTTGCACCTGAAGAATCGAGTTCGTAAATCGAGTTAGCATCTGCACCGATCATACGACCAGCGACAACAGCGAGAATGTCTGGTGTTTCTGTCCCGTAAGCTGATGTTGTGCTGCTTCCTAGCGTAGCTGTGAGCGGTGTATTGGTGGTATCTCGCCCTATATAAACAGATGTCCCATCTGAGGTAATGCTGGTTACGTTGTTCGTGACGCTGAATGTTGCCCAACTTGCTCCTCCGGTAGAGCTATAAAGAATGTTTGAATCTGATACAAGATAAAGATATTCAGTACCATCTGTAGCTACGAATCTTTTAACTATTAGATCTTCTGTGCCTAGCGTTTGAGATGAAGCTGCGTCTTCTGTTGTTGGTAGCAAAGTCATCTGACCTTTAGTCCAAATGTCTATGCCTTGCGATGAATAAAACCGACGCCGATCTGAATCTTCTTTATCTACATACAGTTGGCCTGCCCCATAGGACCAATCTGTTTGTGATCTAACCCATGCACCTGTGGTATCAAGAGTGTTTTCTCCCGGCTCTTTACTGTTATCTCGTTGTTGACGGGCAACAGGAACTGTGGTGCGTCGATACATTTCTGTATCTATTGCGTAGGAAACACCGTTCAGTTCTACGGGTAGAAGCTCAGAGTTGAATGCCACGTTATGACCTCTGTGGGTACATGGCGTGTAAGCGTGCAGCCTCCGCAGCTATCCGATTATCTCTACGTCCCCATAGATCTCGCATTGAAGCAGAGATAGCACCGGGTGGTACTTCTTCTGCTCGCCGTGAGCTTCCTTGTGCATCTATAAACTCTCGCCGTATAGGAGTACCAACCATCAATGAGATGGCAGCACCAAGCGGGGGTAAATCATAAGCAGTAGTGGCTAATCCTGTTGACGCCTTTGTGCTTGCAGTAGATGTCAACAATGTCAATGGAGATTTATAACTAATGTTTAATTTTTTTCCGGGGAATGCTTGTTGATAAAGAACCAACGCTAACCCACTAGCAAATGAAGTGGTAGCCCTATCACGTTTCAATTCCCACTTACGGATATCTGGCTCACGTGCTTCAACAACTACTGGATCGGTATAAGTAACAGAATAAATCGATTGAACTTCTTCACTTGTTAAACCCGTAAGGTCATAGCCTTGTTTCGCAGCATTGTATGTAATGCTCTGCAAACTTTTCATTTGAAAGATCCCGCTATCAGGAGAAGTTAAATCCCGGAGATCATTATTAAGTGCTTCAAATATTCTGTAAGTAGGGAACTTCGGTGATACACGACAGATATCACCAGCGGTGTGAGTTATTGCAGTAGATCCTCCATACGCACGAATGACGCTGACTGTTGAGCCAGCGACTGCGCTAACGTACATAGCTTCCATGCCTATTTCAATAATGACACCGGGTACTATCCCAGAATCACCTGCACCTGTAACTTCAATGGTTGTTTCTGAAATAGTACCTATATTGGATGCTAAAAGAAGTAACTCTTCCACGTAACCAGACAAAAGCATGTCTCTTGTCTCATCAATCCAAGCCTGTGCAGTCATTAGCCACTCCCAAGAACGTCGTTAAGGGCACGTTCTTTACGTTTCTTTTCTGACTTCGGCCCTTGAAGAAGCGTCCCGGCTTTAATTTCGTGAGAGGTTGAGGCTTCTCGTTCCATTTTGGCAGCGCCATCAATGCTCTTCGGCTGAATACCTTCAGATCGGAGGCGTTTGTAGGCTGCCATATCCCTTTCTTTTTCTCTTTCTTTAACTTTAGATCCAGACCAATCAATCGCTTTCCCATCATGCATACCTCTTGTTGGTGTAGCTGAGGCAGAGATGTGTACTTCACCGAAGTATTTACGAACAACTCCTTTGCAGGTATCGCAAACACCGTCATAAGTTTCATCGAAACCATGACGAATCTCGTGTGACAATCCACAATCGAGACAACGGTAAACATAAATTGGCATTATTCTGGTCCTACTCTGAAGGAATATCCGGCTGCAACTAACACTGTTTCTTCTGAACTTGTTAAATCTCTCGGACTTTCGTGCCCTCCATATATCCACCGTGTAACTGTTGCCCAGTCAGCAGGTAAATAATCTTGGACAGTTGTCCCATTAACAATAAATATATTATCTCCCCGTGCTCCGGGTTGGAAATGTCGCATTAGTGCGTAACCAGCAGGACTTGTATCTTCTCGTCTACCTATCGATGGCACAATATTTGAAGTAGGTATTACTACTAAACGGTACATTTCTTCTGCGCCAGTTGTTGTTGTTGCCGCAATCGTCGAAGCCTCGAATGTAAAGTTGCCGCTCGGTGTTTCCGAAGGCATTGTTGCCGTAGCTGCAATGACTCCCGGTGTCGCATCAATAGTGATGTAGAGCGTGTGGCCGGGGAATGTCGCTGTAGTCGCCAC